TCCATTTCTGAAGATAGACATGTTGAAAGTAGTAACAGCCGGCGGTCTGTAGATTCCCAATCTAAGATCATCGCCGAACGCAGTATATATTGTCGGAATGGCAGAATTACCATAAGACAACACGAGTGTTCCTGAGCTTATCGGGGCGATAGCCTGGGTCTTCGAATTATAACAAAAGTTATAGTGACTTTGAAATGGTGCTGAAACATCAACGTAATTCATGTCTGAAATCGGATACATGACTTCTCTTACGAGAGGTCCCGTAATCGATGAGACTGAAGTATACGAATTTGAATAAGCAATAAAATCAAAGCCCTCCATAGCATCTATTATTGGAAGACCTGGCTGGGTCACATCACGATTGTAGTATGGAACAAAGAAAACCTGGGGGAGGAAACCCTCACCATTTCGGAATACTCTGAACTTAACACCACCAGCCCATGCCGCATAAAGACCTCTCCACAAGTTCTGAGGTTGAACAGGAATGTTCAAGTGATTCATAACAACACCTTCAGATGTTGTACGAGTCAGAACTGCGAATTGATCCAATGCCACATTTGAAATTGGAATCACTCGAATATATCTGCGTCCGATCTCATGAACGTCAGAAATAGTAAACTCAAACTTCTCGCCAATCTCCCATTTACATGGTTTATTGACGCGATCCGGAGTTTCTTCCATCGTCATAACTATCCTCTCAGCCTGATCCGTATTCTCACCAGTTCCACTGGGATTCACATCTTCGATCGTGTCAGTTTCAGTAGGTCCTTGTGCTTCAAACTCAATATCACTCATTGGTATGTGTGGTACCATAAAATAAAAATCGGGTGTATACACAAGTGACTCAAATCCAGGGGTCAATCCAGGGTTCGGAGTAATTCCGAGCAATGTCATGACCGGTCCAGCGATTTGTATTTGGTTCACAGTGATTCGCCACCCAGAGGTTGATCCTCCAGGTTCGATCCATGTTCCTTGGAAAGTTGTATTTCCAATAACATCATAAAAACCATCAGGGGCAACACTATCATTACTCCAAATAACTAAGTTATTTGTGGTATTGACAGTTGGCTGTCCTGAAACATTTCGCATAAATCCGGCCAATACAAAGCTGGATACTCTAACAGTATCGCCTCTAAAGCCATAAGTCACACTAGGTATATATTCCAAATAATTATTCCATGTAAATGGCGAATTCGGCCGTGGTACAGCCAATTTCGGGTTCAAAAACCGTAGGAAAACCAAAACTTCAACAGATCCTGAGACAGTATCCGGGGCGATCAAGCTATTCAGCACATAAACACCGAATGTTCCTAGAGCGTAATTTTGAATGGGGTCTGTAACAGACTCACCCTCATACGTTCTCAAAAATTCAGTTTGCGCATTGAATGGAATCACTTCAGTATGTACATAATTCGTACTATCATCATTCGGCGCAAAGTTCATGTTCGAAGAATAGTTCACATTTCTCGATCCAAGTACTAATCCGGGAGCTCCAAAAGCCATAAGGGCTTGCAAACGAACGGAGTGAAACTTAGTTTGTACTGCTACAAACGTCAGTTCCACATCGCACCTCCAGAACATAAATTGATTCAAAACTGCAATGTTGAGTGGGATATTATTCCCCTCAGCAATACCACATCGTGTATTCAAAGTAATCTTATATAGTTCAGTACCCACAGGGGTATCTCTATCTATAGAAAACTTTGTCAACAATGTTTGATGTGCAAGCAATGTTTCAAATTTAGTTTCAGCAGGATTGAATAAATCCATCTGTTGGCGAGCCAATGTGGCAGGCTTCAGTTGTAAATCAGTGGTCGGTCTCACACCGTGTGAGGCAGCCATAGATGAAAAGTGTTGCACCACAGGCAAAGCACCAGAAGCCAAAGGAGGGTTGTCCAATGGCATTGGAATTTTAACATCAGCGGAAAGGTCTTGATGGGCTTCTGCAGCCGCATTATTAGATATACCTTCAATAGGCATATCCCCTCCCGCATTCCAATAGTTGCTTATACTTGTAGATGACGCATTTCCTTGGGCCTCAAACGGTCCGTCGAAAGAAACCATTTCCGGGATCGATTCCAAACCTGTTACAGTGTAAAATTTATTCCTTCCTGGTTCCGCATCCAATGGTCTCGGTATTGTAAACTTAGAGCCAGGGAAAGCTGAGTAAACAGTCAGGGTCACTTCATGGTTGTCTATCGCAGAAAGTGCAGATAGTGGTGTCACATAAAGTGTCCCCAAAGACTCAGTTTCTCTAGCAATGGTATTCATAACCGAGCGTAAGTAAAGATATGGGATCGTTAGAGTGTATGTTGAACTCTGATCAGGTTGAATCTTAACATGTGAACATGTTGTAATGTTCGCTAATTCAACTGGATACGCTGCTAATGGCACAAAATATGCCACCAACAAACCTTGTTGAAAAGGTGTTGCGTTTATTTGGAAAGATATTTCGATATCTCCCTTCCAGTATACAAAGCGATCAAAACCCATGTTTTGCACATTATCAGGTTCTCCAAGTGATAATAATTCAAAAGGCAGATCCGTGCTAAAGATCGGCACTCCAGGAATATCAGCAGTTGTCCAATCAAATTGTCCTCTAAACACTCTCGATTCCGTGCCAAAGTCAATACCCATCGACGTTTCATTCACAGCTTTATTAGCCATAAATTCTGGTTTATTGGCATTAAGTCTAACACCATCCACAAGCTTGTGCTCATTCAGCTTTGCCAAAGAGTTAGCAGGTGGGCCTTGGGCGAAAAATCCAAAAGGAAAATCCTCTCCTGATGCAGCTGTTCTACTAGCGACAGCTCGTTGCATTTCACTGCATACGGGCATATCAATAGTTTCCAGATCAACTTCAAACAATGCCTTGTTGATTGCATCACAGAACCATCCATAATAGTCTTCTCCCCAAATACTAGCCAATTCCATCGCCATTCTACATTCATCACGTATCGTTTTGTTTCGGTTTCGTGTCCAGTGTATCATTTCTTGCAAAGTCTTCTTCTTCAAAGCTCCACAATATTTCCCATTGATAAGTACAGGGTGTGCACCTAAAAATGTAACATCTTCGAATTTTCTAAATTCATCCTTAAGTTCTTCATCTTTCGAGTCAGAGGTGTAGGTATGTCCAAGTTCTTTATAAGTATCTCGGATTTTAAAGGGTGTCATATTGTCTTTAACTTCATCACTGAAGTTATAGACATGATCATCCCCTCCCACTTTCGCTCTGGCATGTTCGTCAAAAACCTTAGTCGGATTCCTTTTTGCAAAGATATACCTGATATGGTTCTCATGTGTAATATTATTCATAATCGTTGTCAAAAACAATCCCGAAAAATATGTCACAAGAAAATAAATCAGTTTATCGGAAAATTGTGCAGGTGAGAAGTTCTGTTGTAAATAGAAACTTTGCAATCCCGCTTCGGTTGTCAAGTCTTGTCCAAGCCGTTCGAAGACCCAATACCCCCATTTCAAGACAGGTCGCATCTGATGTTTATCCCATTCATCTACATCACCAGCAACAAAATTTTTGTTACCAACTTCAGATAAATATTCATAAATCAT